ATGTTGTGTACAATGTACACTACAGTTATACTGGTTCTGAAGGAAAATATTCATACACACTGATTGGTACGATGGCTGTAGAATACGACCCAAATACTCCTTTCATACCATGGGCAGATGATCAGGATTTTGAAAACGTTGTTATTGGCTGGTTAGAAAAAGGACTTGATGTGGTTGCGATGCAAACCCAAATACAATCACAGGTAGATTTAGAAAAAAATCCCGTGGATGAAGATTTATATTTTACATTCAATAATCCACCAGCTCCACCAGTTGAGGAAAATGAAGAGTAAAATATAATTAGTATATTTGAAATTAATAATTAAATTAAATTAAAATGAGTAAAAATAAATTAACAGAAGAAGAACTAAAAAGAATACAAGGTTTAAATCAAGATTTTACAAAAACAAAAATTGAAATAGCAGATAATGTTTTAAGAATCTTATCCCTTGTTGAAAATATATCCGACTTACGAAAAGCCTTTGCATTAGATGAAAAAACATTGGCTCAAAAGTATGGAGAAAACGCGCAAATAGATATAGCTACAGGCGTGGTAACCCAGCCTAAAGAAGAAGATAAAAAATAATATGGCTAAAATTAGTAACACTGTTGCATACCCAAATGTACAACCTACATTAGATGATTACTTTGTTTTGAGTGACCAAACAGATAGTTTGCTTACTAAAACTTCAAAATTGTCAGATGTAAAAAATTTATTTGGTATACAAACTGTTACAGCTCATGTTACTGTTCAAGATGTAGAGTTAATAAATTTAGGAACTACTGATGTTACTTTAATTGCATCTCCAGGAAGCGACAAAGTTTTGGATATTATATCGTTTGATGTATTTATGGATGTAGGAAACACAGCATTTAATTTTATTAATGACTCAATAGTAAAGCTTGACGGTGTAAACATAACAACAATCGCCTCTTCAACAATTAACTCTGTGACAGATAAGGTTGTAAAACAGTCAGTTGCTGTGGGCGCACTCGCGGTAAACAAGCCACTATTGTTAACTAACGTAGGTAATGCCACACAGGGCAATGGAGTTTTACGAATAAATATTTTATACAGAGAGCTTACTACTAATAATACATTTTAAATAATGGATATTAGGAAAATTTCTATAGGAGCAGACTATAAATCTGGTGCTATGCACTACATAGTAGGTCAAGAAGTTTTAGGAGGCACATATGTTATACACCTTATACAGCAAGACGAAGATCAGCAATCTTACAAAATTTGGATAGAAAAAAGCAAAGAGCTTTTACTGTGGAAAGAGTTTAAAATGACCTTACCCATATCACTTGAATATAATATCAATTTTTAATGCGCTCACCCTTTTGTTTTATTGTACGTCCTGTTTCTGGTAGGAGATACAGTAATATAAAAAAAATTTCAGGTTTAGACTTTATAACAAGCGTTTCATTAGAAGACCATAAATCATCTAATAGATTTGCGGAAGTAATTTCCACACCGATAGATTATACAGGTGAAATAAAACCTAAAGATATTTTATTGGTTCATCACAACGTTTTTAAGTTTTATTACGACATGAAAGGTGTAGAAAAAAGCGGAAGAAGTTTTTTTCGTGATGACTTATTTTTCATAGACTTTGATCAATTCTTCCTATATCACAACCATAAAGAGTGGAGATGTCACTCCAAATATTGTTTCGTGAAGCCTGTACAGGCAAAAAAATCTTATCTTAGTAAAACAGGAAAGGAAGAACCATTGATTGGCACTATTAAATATATTAATAAAGAACTTGAGGATATGGGTGTCAAGGTTGGGGATGAAATATCTTTTACACCTGAAAGTGAATATGAATTTTATGTAGAAGGTGAAAAGTTATATAGGATGTTTACAAATAATATAACAATGGTTTTAAATGACTAGCAAAGAAATAAAAGAAAAAATTATAAAGGCTGGGGAGCAAGCTGTAATACAGCTTATAAAGGTTGCAAAAGAAGATATTATAAAGTATGATAAAGATGATGAGTTAGCAGCAGACAGATTAAAAAATGCAGCTGCAACAAAAAAACTTGCAATATTTGATGCTTTTGAAATATTGAAAAGAATAGAAGATGAAAAGGATTTATTAGAAGGAAACGAATTAAAAACAAAAAATATACCAAAAGGGTTTGCAGAATCAAGATCAAAATAAACTATTTACTACACTTCATGACGTTGTGCCTAAAAATGTTTTGTCAAGTAAAAACAAAGCAAAAACATGGCAATATGGATATAATGAAAAGTATGATATAGTTGTTATTACAAAGTCAGGACAAATAAACGACATTATTAATATAAATGGATTAAGAATTGCTTTACCTAAACAACCCAAAGATGTGTACAAAAGGTGTGACAAATCTGTAAATCAGTATTGGGAACCGAAAGTTTTACCAAAAGAATTAAAACGTATACAATCTATATTCCAATGGCATGAAACACCAGCAGCTTTTAAAAACAAATGGGTGGATTACATAGAGCAAGAGTTCGATAGAAGAGAAGATGGTTTTTGGTTTATGAATAATGGCCTACCCACTTACATTACAGGAACTCATTATATGTATTTACAGTGGACAAAAATAGATGTAGGACATCCTGATTTTAGAGAAGCAAACAGAATATTTTATATTTACTGGGAAGCATGCAAAGCAGACAAAAGGTCTTTTGGTATGTGTTACTTAAAAATAAGACGTTCAGGCTTTTCTTTTATGAGTTCCTGCGAAGGAGTTAATACTGCAACTATAACAAAAGATGCAAGGGTTGGCATACTTTCAAAAACAGGTGCTGATGCAAAAAAAATGTTTACTGATAAAATAGTACCTATAAGCAATAACTATCCATTCTTTTTTAAACCAATACAAGATGGTATGGATAAGCCAAAAACAGAATTAGCATATAGAGTTCCAGCATCAAAGATTACAAAAAAAAATATGTATGTGGTGGCAGAGAGTGAGCTTGAAGGCTTGGACACAACTATAGACTGGAAGAACACATCTGACAATAGTTATGATGGTGAAAAACTACAGCTACTTATACATGATGAGAGTGGAAAATGGGAGCGACCAGAAAATATTTTAAACAACTGGCGTGTTACAAAAACATGTTTACGTTTAGGTAGTAAAGTTATAGGTAAATGTTTGATGGGATCCACCTCCAACGCATTAGATAAAGGTGGTAAAAACTTTAAAGATTTATATGAATCATCTTGGTGTATAAATAGAAATTCAAATGGACAAACTAAAAGTGGTTTGTATAATTTATTTATACCTATGGAATGGAACATGGAAGGATTTATAGATAAGTATGGTATGCCAGTGTTCAAAACCCCTAGTAAATCTGTAGAAGGTATTGATGGAGAAGATATTTATCAAGGAGCTATTGATTATTGGGAAAACGAAGTAGAGTCACTAGCATCTGATCCTGATGCGTTAAACGAATTTTATAGACAGTTTCCAAGAAGTGAGTCACACGCATTTAGAGATGAAAGTAAACAATCTATATTTAATTTGACAAAAATATATCAACAAATAGATTACAATGATTCAATAAATATTGCACACCATGTAACCCAAGGAGGCTTTCATTGGAAAGATGGTATAAAAGATTCTAAGGTTATATGGAGCCCAAATAAAAGAGGAAGATTTTTTGTATCTTACATTCCTAAACCGACTCTACAAAATAATGTAATTTTGAAGAACGGTAAAAAATATCCAGGTAACGAGCATATTGGTTCATTTGGTTGTGACTCTTATGACATATCTGGGGTTGTAGTAGGTAGAGGATCAAATGGTGCGCTTCATGGATTAACTAAGTTTAATATGGATGAAGCACCTAGTAATGAATTTTTTTTAGAATACATTGCTAGACCTCAAACTGCAGAAATATTTTTTGAAGAAGTGTTGATGGCTTGTGTGTTTTACGGCATGCCAATTTTGTGCGAGAACAACAAACCAAGATTGTTGTACCATTTTAAAAACAGAGGGTACAGAGGTTTTTGTTTGAACAGGCCAGACAAGACATATAACAAACTATCAAAAACAGAAAAGGAGTTGGGTGGTATACCTAACACCTCAGAAGATGTAAAACAATCTCACGCTTCGGCGATTGAGTCTTATATAGAAAAGCACGTAGGCTTTGACTTTGAGGGCACACACCGAAGTAAAGATGAAATAGGTAGAATGTATTTCCAGAAAACACTTGAAGATTGGGCAAAGTTTGATATATCCAACCGAACTAAGTTTGACGCTTCAATAAGCTCTGGATTAGCAATTATGGCAAATCAAAAACACTTGTATACTCCAATTCAAAAACAATCAAAAATAAGCATTAACTTTGCAAGATATAACAATACTAGCTCAGTGAGTCAATTAGTTAATAGATGAAAGAAGTAGAAATAAACATTCAAGCTGCTGCCTTCCCTGATCAGTTTGCTTCCGACGCTGTAAAAGATACTGTAGAATATGGATTACAAATAGGGCAAGCTATACAATATGAATGGTTCAGAAGAGATAATGGCTCTTGTAGATTCTACAATCAATCAGCTGAGTTCATGCGCCTACGTCTGTACGCACGTGGGGAACAATCCATAGCAAAATATAAAAATGAATTAGCCATCGATGGAGATTTATCTTATTTAAATTTAGATTGGAACCCAGTGCCTATTATACCTAAGTTTGTTGACATAGTAGTTAACGGCATGTCTGACAGGTTATTTAAAGTAAATGCCTACGCTCAAGACGCTATGTCAGCAGAAAAAAGAAGTGAATTTCAAAAAGCTGTAGAGGGTGATATGATAGCAAAACCTTTATTCAATCAAATTGAATCTGATTTTGGTTTAAATGTTTTTACGATGCCTGAAGAGGATTTACCAGAAACAGATGAAGAAATGGAGTTGTATATGCAAATGAAATACAAACCAGCTATAGAAATAGCTGAAGAAGAAGCTATAAATACTCTGTTTGATGAAAATCACTATAACGACATTAGAAGCAGAGTGGATTATGATATAACCACATTAGGTATCGGAATAACAAAACATCAGTTTTTAGCTGGACAAGGTGTAGTTATAGATTATGTAGACCCTGCGAATGTAGTGTACAGTTACACAGAAGACCCGTATTTCAAAGATTGTTTTTATTGGGGTGAAATTAAAACAGTCCCTATGACTGAGCTTATTAAAATTGACCCCACACTTACAAATGAAGATTTGGACAAAATATCCAAATACAGTCAATCATGGTATAATTACTACAACAATCAGCAGTTTTTTGAGAACAGTATGTTTTATAGAGACACAGCTACAATATTATATTTTAATTATAAAACCACACATTCTTTTGTTTATAAAAGAAAAAAATTAGCTGATGGTTCATACAAGACAGTAGAAAAAGACGATCAATTTAATCCACCTGCCGAAATGATGGAAGAAGGAAACTTTGAAAGGGTTGAGAAAAAAATTGATGTATGGTATGATGGTATTATGGTTATGGGAACAAATATAATGTTGAAGTGGGAACTTTCAGAAAATATGGTTAGACCAAAGTCGGCCAATCAGTTTGCTATGCCTAACTACATAGCATGTGCACCCAGAATGTATAAAGGTGTTTTTGAAAGTTTAGTAAAAAGAATGATTCCTTTTGCGGACTTAATACAAATGACACATTTAAAAATTCAACAAGTTGTAGCACGAGTTGTACCAGATGGTGTATTTATAGATGCTGATGGATTGAACGAGGTAGATTTAGGTACTGGTAATGCTTACAATCCTGAAGACGCACTAAGATTATATTTTCAAACAGGTAGTGTTGTAGGAAGAAGCTATACACAAGATGGCGAGTTTAATAATGCAAGAGTGCCTATTCAACAGCTTACAGCTAATAGTGGTGCTAGTAAAATGCAAATGTTAATTCAAAACTATAATCATTATTTAGATATGATAAGAGCAGTTACAGGATTAAATGAAGCTCGTGATGGTTCTACACCAGATCCTAACTCTTTAGTTGGTGTACAAAAGTTAGCAGCATTAAATAGTAACACAGCTACCAGACATATATTAGAAGGTAGTTTGTACATTACTCGTACATTGGCAGAATGTTTGTCAATTAGGACTGCTGATATATTAGAGTTTGCAGACTTTAAAGATGAATTTGCTATGCAGATAGGTAAATATAATTTGAAAATATTAGAAGATATAAAAGAATTATATATATATGATTTCGGAATATTTATTGAGCTTTCACCAGATGAAGAGGAAAAAGCTTTACTCGAACAAAATATACAAATGGCTTTATCTAAACAAGACATAAGCTTGGAAGATGCAATAGATATAAGAGAGATGAACAACTTAAAAATGGCTAATCAGTTGTTAAAACTTAAACGTAAACAAAAACAGGAAAGAGAGCAGCAAGCTAAAATGCAAGAACAACAAATGGCTGCACAAATGCAAATGCAAGCAGAACAAGCAAAAGCACAGGGAGAAGCGCAAAAAATACAAATGGAGTCTCAAGCCAAGATACAATACAGACAGGCAGATGTAGCTTTTGAAATAGAAAAACTAAAAGCTGAAGCCGAACTAAAAAGAAATTTAATGGCAACTGAATTTCAGTTTCAAATGCAAATCAAAGGGGTAGAGCAAGAAGGTTTGCAACAAAGAGAAAATAATAGGGAAAAAGCTAAAGAAAACAGAATAAGCCAACAATCTACACAACAATCAAAATTAATTGAACAGAGAAAAAATAATCTACCGCCTATAAATTTTGAATCAAATGAAGATAGCTTGGACGGTTTTGATTTGGCTGAATTTGAACCTAGGTAATGTTTGATAATTTCAACTGGCATAAATACAAAACTGTAAAATACCCACCTGATAATTCTTTAAAGACACTTGGAGAAATAAAATCTCTTTTGTCAAAACCCATGGACAAAAGTTTTGCCAACAAGTTTGATGATATATTTAAAGTTTTTAAAAATTTATTTTCAAATAGAACAAGAAAGTTTCCTGATAAATTAGTGCAAGAAATAATTGTTGAAAGTAGAAAGCCAATTATGAAAATAAAAAATTATCACAACAGAAAAAGACCAAATGTGGTTG